GGACCGGTCTCCAGCTGGTCCGTCCACTCGGTCGGCCACTCGACTCCGGCAGCGCCACGGATGTTGCCCGCGATCGCCGCGAGGGAGTCGCTGTCCCCGTTCGAGACGGCCGCCCGCTGGAGAACCTTGACCGGCTCGTCCCAGAGACCGACGGTGCACAGCATCGCCCCGGCAAGCGCCTCGGGAGCCGTCCAGCCCTCGCCCGTGATCTGGCAGGGGTCGGAGTCTCCGGCCCATCCGTGGTTCAGGGCGTCCCTCGCGGACAGCAGGTAGCCCTTGCACAGCTCGTATCCGGCCCGCAGGTATGCCTTGCTGGAGCCGTACTCGGACTGCCCCCACAGATCCCCGAGAACGCGGGTGGGGTAGGTGCCCGGTGCCCGGCAGATCTCGATCAACAGGTCCAGGATCTCCCGGCCTTCCATGCCATCGTAGGCGCCGAGGATTGCAGCCACCGTGAGCGCGGCCGAGGCCAGTGCTGCCGGGTGAGCGTGCGTGATGGCAGCCGACAGGTAGGCCAGGTTGATGGGGGACTCGTACAGGTCGTTGGACAGGGCGAGCGGGGCGACGCGCATGTTGGCGCCGCATCCCATGGTGTTGATGTCCGTGGCGTCCTGCCAGGTGTAGCCGTCGCGCAGCATGTCGCAGGCACGCATGCAGGCGTTGCCGGGCGCCCGGTGGTTGTCAGGGTGCTGCGACCAGTAGACGTACTTACTGACCAGCTCGTCCGCGAAGCTCTCCGTGTACGTCCCGAGGTTGCTGGGTCGCATCTGAAGGAGGGCCCGGCCGGTGGCGATGGTCATCTGTGTGTCGTCGGAGATGAGTACCTTGCCGTCGGCGTCGCGGTAGCGCTTCGGGTGAGGGGCGTTGTCAAAGTCGGCGGTCTGCCAGTTCCGGCCGGGAAGGAAGTTCAGGATGTCGTTGGTGCGGTTGAACTCGCGGCTGTAGCCGAGGGCGTCTCCGAGGGCGCCTCCGATAAGCGAGGAAAGGATCTTGTCATTCAAGGGTGCTCCTGAGGTGGGGTGGTTGGGTTGATGTATCTACCCTAGCACACTTGTGAAATGATGCGCAAGCGTGATCAGTCCGACTGCCGGGCAATCGCCGCATTTGCCCACATCATGACGCCCTCCAGATGTGTCATCGCAAGCGCCTTCTCCCGCCCATCCGGCACGAGGAGGTTGAGCGCCACAGCAAGCGTCAGACATTGAGCCCTCACCTGCTCGTGCTGCTCCCTCCGGTCTTGCGTCGCCGCCGGGTGAAACGCGAACCTGTTCTCCAGCTCAACGGGATCCATGATCAATTTCCTCTCTTCGCTTCCAGGTACATCAGGTACTCGTGCACCCGACGGTTCCACCGGGCGTCTTCCAGCGCGTTGTGCTCCCCAGCCAGCTGCCCCGGCAGCTTCGGATTCCCGAGGCGTACGGCCTCCTGCTTGAGGTCACCCGTGTACATCGGAACACCCTCCGGCAGGTCGATCATCCGGCCCCACAGCTGAGCCAGCGCTACATGGTCATACGCGCTGTACCAACCGAACAGCTGCGGAGAGGCGAACTGAGTGATGAACTTCCGGACGCCCTCCGCCAGATCCTTCTTGGACCCCAGGAACCCGCTGTCCGGGTGCTCCTCATCCCACTCCAGCCCCCACATGAACACCCCGTTCCACCGCTTCAGCGGGAGCGAAGGCACCACATGCTCAAGCAGCCAGTCGTGCTTAGCTATTCGGTGCAGCGGGGCCTCTCGGTTGATGCCATAGAAGTGATGCCCGCCCTCGGAAACCAGGCCGATGCTGATCAGTTCGATGGTGGCCCCGTCCTCCAGGAACTCCGTGTCGATGTAGAGGCGTGTCATCAGATCCCCTCCAGATACGCGTCAAGGGCCTGCTCGCCTCCGCTGCGGAGAACGTGCAGACCCTGCTCTATGTCGGTCGGATAGGTGGCGGCGTACGCGGCGAACCAGACGTCATCGGCGGCCGGGCCCAGGTACCAGAGTGCCGCCGTGAGAATGGCATCCCGGAGAGCTGTCCGGGTGTTATTCATCGGTCTTCTTGCGGGGTCCATAGCCGCCCGGCTTGCGTCGCAGCGCATTTCGGGTCTCCCGCCAAGCCGCCTTGTGCTCCTGACAGGGGGAGCAAGGGCACTTGTACCGCATCCATCCGGTGGTCGTACCGTGCGTGAAACCGGTCATCTCGTCACCGGTCTTGCGCTCATGGCACGGCTTGCAGAGCAGTTGGCACTTAGCCAGCTCCGCAAGAACATCACCGCGCTTCAACGACATGTTGTCGCTGATCTCCATGGTCTTTTGCGCACGGTCAATGTGATCCACCTGAAGACGTTCGGTAGCACCGCAGCGCACGCACTTACCGCCCAGGTGGTCATATATCGCCTGACGACGCTTGTGGTAGTAGTCCCGGTGGTACCCCTGCGGGTCCGCCAGGTAGCGGGGGAGGGGATTGGTAGTCACGTGCCGCCGGTGGGATTCGAACCCACACTGACCGGGACTTGAATCCGGTGCCTTCTGCCAATTGGGCTACGGCGGCTGGTCCTGCAACAAACGTTGTGAGGGGGTGTTGATGCTGGTCAGAGTACGGCTGAGGGGGACCGCCGTCAACAGTCCCCCTCTAGCACCCGAACCCGAGAAGATCCTAGCACTACTCCAGTTCAAGCCGCCCACCGGGGACCTCGGTCTGACCTACCATCGCCTGCCGACCGGCAACGGTTCCGTGGTCCCAGCCGTCGGTACTCCACTGACCGCCTGAACGGGCACTCCGGAGTTTGAGATCTTCGAACATCCGGGCAATCCGGGCTGCGGTGTCGACAAGAACGACCTGGTATCCCCGGCCTGCCTCCTGGACGGCATCCGCCCGCTTGAGCCGGATCCGCTCGGCTGCTTCTACGTAGAACGCCAGGCAGAACGACCTACGCCGCGCGCGGATCTCGGAGTTGAGGTGCCGCACGAAGTCCTTGGGGTCTGCCCCGTCGTTCTTCATGGCTGTGATGAGGCGTTGGATGTGGGTGATGGACGGGTCTTGCCGGGTCTCCGCGATGTACTTGATGTTCGCGTTGACTTCTTGCAGCATCAGGGACGGGAGCAGCACCTTGAGAATTTCCATGGTCGACTCGGTGGCGTAGGCGACGAGTTCCTCTTGCTCTCCCTTCTTTCCGTATGGGATGCGACGGGCGTATCCTCGGCCGCCCATGGCCTCCAGTACTTCGATGACGCCGTAGCCCCGGGTCGTGTTGAGGCCGTAGGACGTCGGGTAGGTGAAGGTGTGGATGACGATGTCTTCCCGCTGGTATTGCCCGTTGTGCGGGTTCAGCTTCGTGGCGTCGACCCGGTGTTTGTTCGCGAGCCGGTACACCCGGTCCATGGCGAGATCGCGCTCATCCTGCGACGTACCGGGGTCTTCGGCGAGACGGAGCAGGGATTCGATCTGTTCCCGGATGCGCTCGGGGCTCGTGTTCTTGGCCATGGTTCCTCGGAAGTGATGGGGGTTAGTTACCCCAGAGTACCAGGATAGATAGATCTTGAAATAGGTGTTGTAGATCTTCCCGGGGGCGTGCTAGTGTAGATACATCGCAAGACGGAGACACCAAACCGAGGAGACTTCCGTGGCCACCACCTTCGCCCCCAAGATGATCAGCCCCAAGCAGTCCGCCTACATCGCCTCCCTCATCGAGTCGCGCACGGCGCCCCAGGGTCTGATCGGGCGATTCACGGAGGACATGACCGCGACGTCGGCGTCGGACCTGATCGAGAAGCTCCTCAAGTGCCCGTGGAAGAACGACAAGCCCCAGGTCAAGAAGTCGCCGAAGGTCACGGAGATCGTTCCCGAGGGCTTCTACTGCCACGACGAGAAGTACTACAAGGTCCAGACCTCCAAGACCTCGGGCAAGCGCTACGCGAAGATCTGGACCGGCAAGAGCTGGAGCTACAACGCGGGCGGGATCTACCAGCTGACCTTGGCCGACAAGATGACGGCTGAGCAGGCCAAGAAGTTCGGCAAGAAGACAGGCAACTGCATTTGCTGCGGCCGACTCCTTACCGTCAAGGCTTCGGTTGAAGCGGGAATTGGGCCCGTATGCGCTGAAAAGTACGGATTCTAACCTAGATGTTCTATTCGGGAAGGGCTCTCGGGCCCTTCCCACCTTCATAGGAGACACCATGCGTAAGCGCCTGTATGGGACCCGATTCACCACCGGCTGCGGCCACTCCTGGCGCCGCCGCTACCCGAAGTGGACGGTCCGCGACCTGGGTGGGGCCTCCACCGACTGCGCGGCCTGCGGAGAGCTGCTGATGATCCCGGCCGAACAGTTCGAGGGCCAGAACCCCGCCGCGTTCCCGGTAAACGTACACATGCCCCTGTTCCACCTGTACCTCCACCAGCAGGACGCGCGGTGGCCTGCCGACGGCGGGGGAACCGGCTTCGCGGAGTTCTGATCCCAACTGGGGGCCTTCGGGCCCCCCTTTCACCCATTTGAGAGGAAACCCCATGGAAGACATGATCAACTGGCCAGGCACTCTGGACTACGAGGACTCAGGGGAGGGCGGCCTGTTCGCCTGGATGATCGTGCCTGAGTTCATCAGTTCCGGCGAGGCGTACGGCGCCAACGTCTACGGCAACAACTGCCACGTGGACGTGGACGCGTACCTGTCCCGGCCCCGGGTCATGCTCAAGTCCCCCGACGTGTGCGTGAGTCCCGAGGGGCGCAAGGTATTCGAGCCGTACAACCACCGGGACAGCTGGTTCAACCAGTCCATGAGGCTGGACCGAATGGTTCGGGAGTATCTGGGGGAGGACCGGGAGCGCGGGTTGCGGCAGGGTCTGATTCAGTCGCTCGGCGCGGACGACATCAGTGTTCCGATGCTGGCGTCCGTGTTCCTCGGGTCGACGGGCCAGAGCCTCTACAGCCACCGTCAGGGCGGTTACTTCGCGGTGACGAAGAACGATCTGACCCTGAACGGGAAGACGCTGTATAACGCGTTCCAGCAGGCGTTCGGCGTCGATCCGATCATCCTGACGTTTTTGGACACATGACCGTACCGGGGAGGGGGCCATTTGCGGTTCCCCTCCCCGTTCGCTAGGGTAGATATAACCCAACCCGGAGATGATCATGGCCGACTTTTCTAAGCACCAAACCGAATCGGACATCAGGCAGGAGATGCGACGGCTCCAGTCGGACCGGATCCGGACGAAGAGGGCTCTCAAGGACGCGGCCCAGGGGATGCGAGCCCGTCCGGGCCTGGCTCCCCCGCAAAGCATGATGGACATGTTCCCCCACGCCACACACCCGTGGACGGCTGCCAAGTTTGTATCCGAGCTGGAACGCCGACACTTCGGAGCGGTCGAGTGGCTCGAAAATGCCGGATGGGAGCCGGTCGCTGATGCCTTGCTCGGGGATGACGGGAAGATGCCCGAGGTTCCCATGACGGTGAGTTCCGTCCTCCAGTATCACCTTCAGATGACCGCGCAGGAGGTCGCAGTACACCGCCTGTGGGGGCGATACAAGGTCGTGTTCGATGTCCACCCCGGGCTCACCCGTCATCTGCGGTCGTCCAGCAGCGACAAGTTCCCGCCGATGGTGCTCCAGAGCCTGACCCACATCAACCCGGTGGTGTTCCTGGAAGAGCCGGTAAGCCTGCGGGACTCGGCAGGCAAACCGGTCCGGTTGATCGGCTGGTACGTCGCGGGCATGAGTGCGCGTAAGGGGTATATCGACACCACTGATCCGCGCGCGCAGTCGTTTCATCTGACCACCATCTCTGAGGTGCTGAGCCAGGACGAAAAGGAAGTGATCGACTGGGACCACTGCCGGATCACGCTGCCCGTCACGGGATCTGACGCCACGGTGGGCGAACTCATTGAGCAGGCCCTCGATGCGTTCCAGTGGGACCCCACAGTGTCCGGGCAGACCCAGGAATTGCAGCGACAGTTCATCTCGGACTTGCTGTACGTGGCCGTGCCGCACATGTTGTACCTCGTGTCCCAGGGGCTGGAGACCCAGCCGAAGCCGTTCCACACCCCGGCGGCACCGAAGAAAAACAGCTGGGAAAAGAAGCGAGGTGGCGGAAAGGTGATCCGGCAGCTGGTGGGGTTCCGTACGGGACCCGCGCTGGCGGCCATGGACCGTTGGGGGGACGACGTTTCAGAGAGCCGTGAACCCCGGGGGCTTCAGGGGCTGCGGAGGTCTCCTGTGGCGCATATGAGGCGGGCGCACTTTCACACGTTCCTGGCGGGTCCCCGGGATGCGCCGGAGCGCGAGAAGCGGGTGAAGTGGCTTCCTCCGATTCCGGTCAACGCGGAGGGTTCGCCTACGGAGACCGTGGCGGTGAAGATCAAGTAGGACTGGGGGAGGGGACACTTGATGTCCCCTCCCCCTAGTGTTAGGGTAGATACAACGTAATCGACCGAGGAGACGGCCCCATGACCGCACGTAAGACGGACTACTCCACCACCCGCCCGGACGGCATGGAGTTCATCTGTAACCGGTGGGTATTCGCTGGTGACAAGGGCTACCGCGTCAAGCCCAACGACGACGGTCACGGCGACGACGGCACGTTCAACGTGTACTCGTACGCGCACACGCAGGAGCGAGTGGTCGGCACCTTCGGCATGAACTTGACAGAGGACGCGGCGCACGAACTGGCCGCGTCCCTCGCAAAGCGTTAGAGCCCGGATACGCCGAAGGGGCGGAGAGTCGGAAGACTCCCGCCCCTTCGGCGTGCATACGGCTTAGTAGTTGCCGTTGCTGAGGATCTCGCCGGTCTTGTCATACACCGTGACGAGACCGTTCTTGCTGTCCTTGCCCCGGCTGGTCTGCCAGTCGGTGAACGCACTGGCAAGCAGCTTGCCGTCACTCCCGTGCGGGCCCATCAGACCGCCGCTGTAGTCGGTGTAAATGTCGGCGGTGTCCAGGATGTCGTTCTTCTTGTCGGCACCCTGGATCTTGGTGACGTGCTTCACGGCGGCCTGCTCGGTGGCGGTCCCGTTCTTGTTCACGTACGCCTTGAACGCCTGCACCGGGGTTTGTGCGGGCGCCGCGTCCTTGCCAGCGGTCAGGGTCGGCCGGGCGTTGTGGGAGGGAGCGGAGTCGTCTGACGTGCCCTTGCTGCCGTTGGAAGAAGCGGCGACCGCGACAACCCCGACTGCGACAAAGCCGATGAAGGCGTACAGGCAGCCCTTGCCCTTGCGCTTCTTCGGCTCCGGCTGCGGCGCGTACTGCGGCGCGGGGTACTGGGGCGGCTGCTGCGGTTCCTGCTGAGACATGCGGGGTTCCCCCTGAGGTGAGTTGGGGCCTGCGGGCGCATGGCGGCACAACAGGCGGAGAGCAGCATACGGTATTGACCGAGGCCGTTCAATCTACCCTCTCACCCCGAGCCATTTGCAGGCCTATTTGCAGGACTTGTTGTAGGCTCCCGTAAACGTGATCGGTAAGCTACCGTGAACATCACCGAACACAATCAGGCCTCATATGCCGGACCTGTAGCACCTGTAGGGGATCATGAGCCTCATAGACGATCTGGTGAGCATCGAATCCCGGCGCGGTACCTATCCCGGGCCGCAGTGCACCGTCGCAAAGATCATGGGACAGATCAGCGAAGACGACCGCGCCCAGTTGTGCCGGGTCCTGGACAACCCCGACGTCCCCGGGTCTGTCATCGCCGGGGCTCTTACCCGCAACGGGTATCCCGTCGCCGACAAAACGGTTCTGCGCCATCGCAAGCGTGGTACGTCCTCCGGCTGCCACTGCCCCAAGGAAGACGCGTGAGCAGCGGTCTCTCCGGCGACCTGGAGGCCTTACTGCGCCTCCCCGTCGGTCAAGCGGGACCCTCCAGCACCGGACACGTCCCCACAGCCGCTGTCGGCCGGGAATGGCAGCCCGGAGTCGCATTCAACGCTGACGGGGCCATGACCGTCGTCACCGCCCCCACCACGACCAGCCCGCAAGACCCCCAGGCCTGGAAAGCTGCCGTCGAAGAACTCGGCCTCGCAGTCCCCGAAGGCTGGACCGTCCAGCTTGCCGAAGCCAAGTACGATCCAGCCGCCTGGCACCGGGACGCCCAGGGCGAAGAAGCCGTCACCCGGCCGGTATGGCGGCTGAAGTTCCGGGTTGCTCCGTCCTCTCTGGCCGGGTACGGCGCGGAGGATGTCGCGACGATGGTTCGGGACGCCATGCGCATCAAACGCACCCCACGGCCCCCTGTAGCCCCGTCTCGGGGCCTTGTAGTCGCCTACTCCGACCCCCAGACGGGCAAAGTCGACCGCAGGGGCGGCACGCCAGAGCTGATCGCCCGCATCGCGGAGAAGTTCGACCGGCTCCAGGACCACGTCAGAGACCTCAAGACCCTCGGCCGTCCGGTGGACTCCGCCTACTGGATGGATGCCGGGGACTGCGTCGAAGGTCAGCAGAACGTCGCCTCGCAGCTTGCCACGAACGATCTGACCATGACGGAAATGGTCCGGCTGCACCGCAGGCTGACGTTCGATGGACTGTCTCGGCTGGCCCGGCAGTTCGACTCCGTAACGGCTGCGGTGTGCGCGTCCAACCACGCCCAGCACCGCATCAACGGCAAGGTCGTCGGACCGCCGTCCGACGACTGGGGCATCGAGACGATGCAGCAGGTTGCCGACGCCTTCAACTGCAACCCGGACTCCTTCGGTCACGTCAAGTTCATCCTGCCTGAGAAATGGGAGGAGACCGTGAGCGTGGACGTCGCCGGAACAGTCGTAGGTCTTTCCCACGGTCACCAGGTGCGTGGTCCCGGCAAGGTTGTGGACTGGTGGCGCGGCCAGACGTTCGGAGAGCAGCCGGTAGCCGCCGCGAAAATCCTTCTGACCGGGCATTTCCACCACTTCCGGGCGGAAGAGGTCGGCTCCGGCAAGCTGTGGGTACAAGCCCCGGCCCTGGACAACGGGTCTTCCTGGTACGCCAATCGCACCGGCGACGACTCCCGGGCGGGTCTGCTGGTGTTCTCCGTAGGTGCGGACGGCTGGTCCGACCTTGTCATTCTCTGAGAGGGGTATCCGCTGTGTCTCATGACGACGCTGAATCCGAGGGCGAAGAGCTGGCGCTCCCTCCGGGGATGCTGCCCCTGATCCAGATCCAGGAACCGGAGGGCGACGCACTTCGGTGGACCCCCACCACGTTCTTGATTGACCTGTTCATGGCGTTCGCCGGGGTGCTGGAAGCCATCGCCGGTTTCTACGGAGACCAGGCACGCTCCCTCGCCGCGCGGGCCTCCCTCAAGGAAGAGCTGAAGGACCGGGACATCCGGCAGCGCATCAAGACGGAGGAACGTCTCCGGATGCAGCTGCACACCCTGGAGGACATCTCGTACTTACCCGAGGCCCAAGAGTGATAGCCTAGTTCTCCGCAGTCAGGATCGCACCCCATGGCGGTCAGGTCTGCTTCCACGAACCCCGGTCTCTTACGAGCAGACCGGGGTTTCGTCATTTCCGGCATTCCCCCAGCTCTTGACTGTTCCGTACAATGATCAGACAAGTGAGCATTGACCGGGGAAAGAGGATAAGGCGTGGCGCGTAACGCATGGGCGGACAGACTCGCCACGCTCTACGAATTACAGGCGAAAAAGGACTCCCACCGGAACCCCGCCGTATGGGTAAACGACATCCTCGGCGAAGACATGTGGTCCATGCAGACCGCCATTTGCGAGAGTGTCCGGGACCACCGATTCACAGCCGTCCAGTCCTGCCACGCCGCAGGCAAGTCCCACCTTGCCTCCCGCCTCTCAGCCTGGTGGATCGCCACCACACCCATGGAAGAAGTCTTCCTCGTCACCACGGCGCCCACCGCCCGTCAGGTGGCCTCCATCCTCTGGCGCTATATCCAGCGCGCCCACAACCTCGCCAAAGAGCGCGGATTCACCATCCCCGGCCAGATCCTCTCCTCGCCGATCCCGTCCTGGAAAATCAACGGTGAACTAGTCGGCATCGGGCAGAAGCCGCCGGACAAGGAAGACTCGGCCTTCCAGGGTTTCCACGCCGAAAAGATCCTCGTTGTCATCGACGAAGCGTGCGGCGTCGACCGGTCCATCTGGGACGCCGTGGACTCCCTCGTCACCAACGAGTCGTCCCGGGTCCTCGCCATCGGGAACCCCACCGACCCCGCGTCACACTTCCGGCAGGTGTGCTCCCCTGAGTCCCCGCTAGGCGAGAAATGGAACAAGATCCGCATCGACGCCCTGCGGTCCCCGCTGATGACCGAAGAGGCCTGCTCCCGGTACCCCCGCCTGGTGGAGTACATGAAGGAGGAAGGGATCCCCTTCGCCACCGAAGAGGTCTCCCCGACGCTCCAGAAGACGCTGGTGGGCCCGACCTGGGTCTATGAATCCATGGTGGGCTGGGGCAAAGACTCCAGCCTGTTCAAGTCCAAAGTGCGGGCCGAGTTCCCCGAAACGTCCTCCGAGGGCGTTATCCCGCTGGCCTGGGCAGAAGCCGCCATGGCCCGGTGGGAGAAATGGCGGGACGGGACCTACATCATCGACCCGGACACCGAAGAACCCGTGTGCCTGATCGAACCGCGCGCCCAGCAGATCGGCGAGATCGTCATCGGTGCGGACATCTCCGACGGCGGCGAGGATGAGACAGTCGCCGCGATCCGGCAGGGCGAGGTGATCCGTGAACTGATCGCGTTCCCCTCCAAGGACCCGCTGACCACCGCAGACGACCTCCAGGTGATCGCGGCCAAGCACGGGGCCCCGACGAACGCCAAGTACATCGTGGACGGTATCGGCGTCGGCTCCGGTGTCGTGGCCAAGCTGCGCCGGGACTCCCAGGACACGTACGCGTTCATCGCGGCGGCCAACAGCGGTCGCAAGGACACCACCCAGAAAATGTCGTTCATCAACGACAGGGCGGCGGCCTGGTGGAACCTGCGCGAGATTCTGAACCCGGCCCGTAAGGGCGGCGCTGTTGCCGCGTTCCCCCGGGACGACAAGCTGCTTGCGGAACTGACCTGCCCCCGGTTCGACACACAGCCCGGTACCCCGAAGTACAAAATCGAGAAGAAGGAAGACATCAGAACCCGGCTGGGGCGGTCGACCGACCGGGCAGACGCCGTGATTCAGGCGTTCTGGCTGCCTTCTGCGGTACCGGGCCCTGAGGAATTGAAGGACAACGCCTGGAAGGCTTCCGAGGAACGCTACATCGGCAACGATGATTCAGAGGCCGTGGTGGAAAAGTGGGATACGGCCTCGGATATGGAACTCTCAGGCTGGTAAGGCGAAAATCCTGAATGTTAGCATAAGCCGGACAGATGCATAGACTAGGGGAGCACCGTGGCGGATGAGCAGTTAAATGGCAGCGACCTGCCTGCGGGCAGCGCGCTTGCCAATTATGCCTCGGACTACCTGAACAAACCCCTGACCAAGACCGTCAACGGCGCCCCTGATGTAATCCTGGACGCCGAAGAAGGCAGCCTCTACACCTGGGCCGACTCCCTCGCCGCATCGTGGTCCGGCATACCCGGACGCATCCTCCTCGACGAGAATGAATTCGAAAGCCTCTCGTTCGATGAAATGCTCAGCCGGGACGGCAAGGCCCGCACCATTCAGCAGGTGCTCACCCTGCCCATCCGCTCCGCCCCGTGGAAAATCCTTCCGGGTCCCGGAGACAGCGGAGAGGCCGCCTTCGTACAGGCCGCGCTGACCAAGCCCGCCAACCAGGGGGGTATGAAGACCCCGATGCGGCTGCTCATCGCCCAGGCACTGTCCGCGCGCACGAACCGGAAAGCCTGTTTCGAGAAGGTCTTCACCGAACGGGACGGCAAGATCGTCTACGAGCGCCTCGCGTTCCGGCCCTCCCCGACGACAGCCATCGCCCGCGACCCGAAGACAGGGGCTTTCCGGGGGTTCCGGCAGCGCCCCGTAGCTGTGGGCGGTGAGATCTGGCCGGACATCTGGATCGACATCCCCGCGCAGTACTCCTGGGTGCACCTGAACAACCAGCACATCAACGCCGCGCGCGGGCACTCCGACATGGAACTGATCTACTGGCTGCACGACAAGAAGCAGAAAGTGCTGTTCCTTTGGGCGACGTTCCTGGAGGCGAACGCGCTCGGCCGCTACGTGGTGCAGGCTGAGGATGAGACTCGGGCCAAGCAGTACGCACAGGCCCTGCGGTACGTCAAAAACGGCGGTGTCCTCGGCACTTCCAATGAGATCAAGGTAGAAACCCTGGAGCTGGGCACCGGTGCGGCCGGGCTGTTCAAGGACTTCATCGACTACCTGGACAACCAGATGGCGGCCTCGGTCCTCGCGGGGTTCACCAACCTCCCGGACAGTCCCGGCGGTTCCTACGCGCTGTCCAAAGACCAGTCCGACTTCTTCCTCCAGTCCCTCACAGGTACCGCCAAGGAGCTGGCAGAGTCCATCACGAACTACGTGATCGCCGACCTGGTGATGTACAACTACGGGCCGAAGGGCGTTTGCCCGACCTTTGAGTTCGGTCCGCTGTCTGAGGGCGACTTGGAGACGGTCAAGGCGCTGCTGCTCGGATTCGGCACAACGCCGACGGAACTCCGGGTGCCGCAGGCATTCATGACCGAGCTGACCAAGATGATGGGCACCTATCTTGACATGCCCATGGATGAGGTCAACAAGGAATTCCAGCAGCTGGAAGAGCGCATCGACCAGCGAATGGACCTGGAGCTGGAGACAAAGAAGGCCGGTCTCGATGCCCAGAAGCAGATGGCCGCGCAGGGTGGTCCTCAGGCCGGAGCTGCGGTAGGCGCCGCGAATCAGCAGAAAAAAGCTGAGATGGCGAAGGCCGGGGCCAAGATCAACAAGGCTGCACAGATGGTCAAGCAAAAGGCCGCAGCCGCCAAGGGCAAATAAAAAACCGAACCCCGCCAGGAGCCAAGCTCAACCGGCGGGGTTCGATCACCCAACCACCCAAAATGGATATTACTGGGAGGGTGCATGTCGGAGCAAGCTCAGCAAAAGGCCCAAAGCGAATCTTCACAACAGGATGCCGAGATTGCTGCTGTCGTCGCCATTCTGGTAGCGGGTCCGCCCCTCATTACCGCAATGAAGGCCATTTCAGTTGCAGCGAAACTCCCCAAAAAGCTAGTACTAGCCCTACTAGCCATCATCAAGTACAAACCAGGCAAAAAGGCACAGGCCAAGGGATCCGGCCCCGTCACAGCCGCCCTGAAAAAGAACATGCGCTACCGGGCCGCCTACCTCATCAACGCCGCACAGAGACTGGCCGCAGCCCCCGACCTGGAAGCAGCCATCGCCCGGGAAAAAACGCTGTTTGCCGCCCACAAGGAGGCCTCAGCACGCCGCACCGCAGCAGCGAAAGCCTCCGTAGCCATGGCCACCACCAGCCACAGCCCCGTCCTGGGATGGGGCGGCATCCTCGACAACCGCACCACCCCGGACTGCCGCTGGCTCATCGGGAAAAACTATTCCGTCGACAACCCGCCCGAAGGACTCCACCCCGGCGCCCGGCACCCGCGCTGCCGGTGCTACCCAACTCCGTCCTACCCCGGAAAACCGGTCGTCACAGAACTCCCGGCACACCTCAGCGGGAATTCTCCCCTATAGGTACTAGCCTCCCAGATTGACGAATAAACAGGTAGTTTGGTATCCGGCATGCCTGCTGAAAACACGCGCGCAAGGAGACCTCACTATGGCTACCGCCTTAACTGTCCTTTCTGCCTCCAATGGTGGCCTGTCCACCTTTACCACCGTCGCAGCGGACACCACCGGGAACACGTTCTCGAATGACGGCCGCACCTGGCTGTTCATCGACGGGGGCGCCGCCGGTGGCACGCTCATCGTGAAGTCCAACGCCATTCTCCCCACGGGCCTGGTCGTTCCGGACAAGACGTACACCATCGCCGCGACCACCACGTACCTCCTCGACCCGTCGGACTTTCCGTACGTCGTCACCGGCGACACCGTGAAGGTCACCGCGTCCGTCACCACGATCAAGCTCGCCGCGTTCCACTAAACACGCCGTAACTCCTTGGAGCGCAGGACATGAGTGCAGAGACTGGGGCGTTAGCGACCACCCCGCATCCGTTAGGAAAGCCGAACGGACCGGGTCTTTTCGGAAACAAGTCGTTGAGCCTCCCGCCGTATGTGCAAAACGTGGCCCAGAGCCTTATGGAGAAGCGCGGGATGGATCGCTCCCGGGCAATCGCCACGGCCATCGGAGTCATGAAGAACTGGGCATCCGGGCAGGGGAAGGTGCACCCCGAGGTCCGTGCTGCGGCAGGCGCGGCCCTGGCGGAGTGGGAAGCCGCAAAAATGAAGGCCCACGCCACCCCCAACAAGGGCGCTGTGAGCCTGTCCCAGCCGATGACTCTCCTGCGCTCCATCCTGGACGGCTCCACTGCGGTGGAACTGGCGCAGACCGCCACAGAGCCCTCAGGAGGCCCGAAGCCCGCCAAGGCCCCGGCCAAGCAGGACAAGAAGGCCCAGCAAGACCAGCAGCAGACCAAGCACCAGCTGCCTCCGGGCGCTACAGGCTGGAAGCATGGGTGGATTCCTGTCGATTCGTCCGGAAAAGCTGTCGGTCCATCGCAGATGAACAAGTCTGCGCAGGAGATCAAGGACATGACGGGCCACGACCAGGCCACCAAGGACGCGATCGCCTCCGCGTACCACAACAAGTCAGTTGCTGACGGCAAGAAAGCCGCCACAAAGGCCAAGTCCGCCAAGAAGAAGGCGGACGCCGCCGCCAAGCATGCCGCAAAGGCCAAGACCGCAGCCGCCAAGAAGGCGCTCCGGGCCAAGGTAGTCGCCGCGAAGAAGGCTGCGGTGGCTGCCAAGAGGAATGCCGCAGCTATCGCGAAAAACAAGGCTGCGAAGACGAAGGCCCGTCAGAAGCTGGTCACTCAGGCCACCCGGCAGGCGCTCGCGGACAAGAAGGCGGGCCGGTCGCTGACGCCGTCACAGGTCCGGCTGCTGGACGCGTACAACTCTCAGCAGGCCTCGCAGCTGGACAACCTGCGTAACAACGTGTCGCTGTCTCAGCCGGTTGGCGGGGAATCCCAGGTCACTGTCCCTACGGGTTCTTCGCAGGACGGCCCTCGTAGCACGGTAAACAGCCTGCTCTCCTCGGTTCCGAAGCGGAAGCTCGCGGATGCCGCGCTGAAGGCTCAGAAGACGCGGCGTGATCGCCGCAGGAAGGGCGGGAAGTGAACACGCAGGAGTACGAGTTAGCATTCGTAACGGTTTTACCGTCGGGTGCTCACGAAGTTCAGCCCCATACGCTGGACTTTTCCAAGAACCCCGCCGGAGCGTTAGCATTCCGATACAAGCACGGCTGGATCTTGATCAACCCCCTGATCCCTTCCCGGGGACTCAGCGGCGGCGGTCTCGCCCGGCAGCACGGCCACCTCTCCGGCGGCTACACCACCGGCCACTTCCACAAGGGCGCCGACGGCAAGGTCCACTTCAAGGCCGCCAACCGGTACGCCG